CAATTGTCAGTGGATGATCACTAAAAACGAAGTTATTAATAAATAAATTTAACAAATGGATGAAGTAAGTTATTGCTGCGGTTGTAACTATGAAGAAAGTACAATAACAGATTGTTGTGCAATGGAAATGCACAAAATTCATGAGATATGCCCATCGTGTAATAAACAAGCAGATTGCACTGGGTATATCTGTAATGAATGTGGAAACTGGTTTGAATATCCAGAAGAAATAATAGAATACGTAGAAAGAATGAAAGAAAATGCCATTCTTGATAAATGGGAAGCAGAAAGAGATGAACGTACATAGTTTACTATTATTTTTAGTATATTCGCCTTCCTAAATCAAAACAATAAATCATGGAAATTTATGAAATAGAACAAACTTTACTGGGTAAATTAATTGTTAATTCTCAGTTATTAGATAAATATTCTAATTTATTACATGAAGATTTATTTGAAACCCCTTTTTCTAAATCTGTATATCATGCGATATGTAAATTAAAAGATAAAAATATTCCTATAGACATATTAAGTATAGCTAAAAATATTAAAGGAAAGGATGTAGCCTTAAATTTATCTTTTATGACAGATTTAGCTTTTGATTTTACAGAAGTTATAACATGTATAGGAATATTAACAGAAGAATTTCAGAAAAGAACTTTAAAAGGAATAGTTCATAATGTTCATAATAGACTATCTGATCAAGAAGAATTAGAGCTTATTATAGGAGATTTAAATTCTGAAATGTCTAAATTATCCATAGGTAATCCTGAAGAATTAGGAGATTTAAATACACAAATAAGTAATTTTCTTAAAGATGTTGAATTAAGAATGAATACTAAAGGTTTATTAGGAATCGCATCAGGATTTCAAGAAATAGATAATTTTACAGGAGGATGGCAGTCTACAGATTTAATTATTGTAGGAGGAGCATCATCTATGGGTAAAACAAGCTTTGCTTTAGCTCTTGCTTATAATGCTGCTAAGCATACCAACACACCAACTGTAATATTTTCTTATGAAATGAGTGCTTTACAATTAATAAGAAGATTAGCATCTATGGAATCAGGTATTAGTAATAGACATATTACCAATGGAACTTTGAGTAATGAAGAATTAACTAAAATTCATGATACAATAACTAAAATAGAATCTTTACCTTTATTTATTGATGAAGGTAATATTACATCTTTAGGATATTTAGTACATAGAATTAAAGAATATGTAAAAAATAAAACAGTTAATTTTGTAATGGTAGATTATTTACAATTAGTTACTGTTAAATCTAAATCTCTTAATAGAGAACAAGAAGTAGGTAAAGTAGCTAGAACTCTAAAAAACTTAGCTAAAGAATTAAATATTACCATAATAGCATTAAGTCAATTAAATCGTGGAGTAGGGTTAAGAAACAACAGTAAGCCCACTTTATCAGATTTAAGAGAATCTGGAGAAATTGAACAAGCTGCAGATGTAGTTATATTAATTTATAGACCAGAATATTATGGAATAGAATTTAATGATAATGGAAGTTCTACTAAAGGTACAGCTAATATAATCTTTGCAAAAGGAAGAAATATTGGCGTTGGAGAAATTACATTAAAATTTATAAATGATATAACTAAATTTATTAATAATGAAAAATATACTTAAACTAATTAGCAGATATCCAATTACTTCTGTTATTTTTCTTTCTTTAATAATTCTTTTTGCAATTCCTATATTTTACTCTTTAATGTTAGCAATTATAATAATAATTCCTATCTATTTAATTGTTAAATTGTTTGGTATTAAATAATATTTTATTATTTTTGAAGTACAAACAAAGAAACCATGGGAATTTTCACAATTGCATTATTCGCTGCAATAGGCTATTACATAATACTTTATAAATCCATAGGTAAAAAAAGATTAGCAAAAACACAAATCTTCTGGGATTTACTATTTACAATGGGTATTCCTATATTATTTATAGGAACATTTAGTGGATTAGCAACAGCAGTTATAGCAGGTGTGATATTTTCAATATTCACAGCAATTACTCCTAAAATTTAATGGATAAAAAAAAGAAAAAAAAGAGATCTACCCTAAATGAAATTGTAGCTGAAATAACACATGATTTAGGTTTAAAGAAAAAAGACAAAATACTTATCAGACAGGTATTAACACTTTTATTTAAAGAAATAGCAATAATTCTTATTTTAAAAGGTAAGCCTGTTATGATAAGAAGATTTGTAAAATTTGTTATAGCAGTAAAAATAGCAAAGAAAATTAAAAGAAGTATAGATAAATTAAAAACAAAGAAAAAATGAAGTTAAAAGATTTAAAAAAAGAACTATCATATAAATGGAGAGTACAATCTACAAAGTATGGAAAGGCAACTTGTGTAGCATATATAGATGCTAGAGACGCTCAAGACTTACTAGACGAAGTAGTAGGACCAGAAAACTGGCAAAGTATATTCTACGAAGAAAATGGATTACTATTTTGTAAAATAGGGATATTTGCAGGAGAATGCTGGGTATGGAAGTCAGACACAGGATCAGAGTCTAAAGTAGAGAAAGACAAAGGCCATGTATCAGATGCATTTAAACGCGCATGTGTATCATGGGGTATAGGTAGATTCTTATATAGATTACCAATACAAACTCTACAAACAAAACAATGGAAAGGTAAAGACTATCCATATGCTCCAGAGAAAGATAAGATTATATTTGATGGAGAAACATTGACAAATTATATTAATTGGAAACTTAAAAATAATAAATAATGAAAATATTACCGTTTGACTTAAATGTCACAACAACACAAAGAGCAAAAGGAGAAAAGGTAGAATATATCACTCCAGGAGCTCATGAATGCACAATTACAGGAATAACTACATCTGAACAATTAGAAGATTATAAAGGATCTCCATTTATAGATTATACTGTTACTAGTAATAGTAAAATAGGTAGATGTAGATTTTGGGTTGTAAAACAAACAGATAAACCATCTACACAAGAATGGAAAAAGAAACAACTAAAAGAATTTTTAGTAAATGCAGGAGTTAAAGATTTTACAGATGATAGTAAAGCTATGAATAACGCTATCGGTAAATCTCTAATGATTACATTTATATCAGAAGAATATATAGGTGGTAATAAAGAAACACAAGAACCTGTAATTAGACAAGCTACTAAATATAGATGGTCAGCAAAAATAGGAGGTAAATGTACATATAATCAGAACATGAATCAAGAATTATCTGAAGAAGAAATGTCTGAATTTAGTATGAAACATTCAGAATGGACAAAAGCAAATGATGCGGTAAATGCTAATGTATCATCTCAAAATGATGATTTACCATTCTAAAAAAAAGATAAAAAAAAGAGAGATATACTAGAGAGTATATACTAAAGTAAGAGCTCTAAACGCAGTGATAAACATAGACTAGTACTGACATCTCTCTCTTTTTTATTATCTTTGCAAAATGGATACAATCTTCATAGCAGGGAATGTTCCATCCTCTAAGAACGGAAAGAGATGGACAGGTAAATACCTAATTCATTCCAAGACAGTTATGAGATATATTAAAGAAAGTAAAGAAGACTATTTAGATAATAGAGATAAATTTATAGAAATGATAAAAGGGAAAGATTTACCATTAGATATAAGCTTCAAATTTATCAGAAATAGTAGAAGAAAGTTTGACTATATTAATCCAGCACAGACAGTGCAAGACTTAATGGTAAAGTATGATTATATTCAAGATGATAATTGTGTTTGTATTATACCACATTTTGATAGATATGAATATGATAAAGAAAAGCCAGGAGTAATAATAAAAGTATTATGACAATAGACGAAGCAATAAATTTAATTGAAAGAGTTTGTATAAGACAAAATATTAAATATGATAATCTTAAATCTAAATCTAGAGAAAGGAATAATGTAATGCAAAGAAGAGCCTTTATGTATTTGCTTAAAAATCATGATATGACATCTTCAGAAATAGGTAAAGTATTTAATAGGGATCACGCAACAGTATTAGCTAATCACATTAAACATGACCAAGATATTGAAATAGGATATAAAGATTATAAAAAAATCTTTAAAAACATCAAAAGAGAATTCATATTTAAAATGCATACCGTTGATAACACAATTCAAACATTGATGGAAATAATAACAGCGGAAAATGCACTAAGACATGACGACCTTATTGACGAAAAAAAAAGAAATGTAAAACTAAAAAAAGAAATACAATATTTAAAAGATCAATTAAATATATTAAATAAATAGAAAATGAAGAGAAAAACAGCAAAAAAAAAGGAAAGTATAAAGATTCATGGAAAAGATTATAAAGTAGATAAGATTATAGCTAATACTATAAATTCTTTAGCAGATGCATTGCATTCACATGAAGTAGCTCTTTTAACATGGGTTCATAAATCTTATCAAAAAAGAAAGACAATATCTAAAGATGGATTTGAAAAAGCTTTACATGATTATGTGATGAGAATACCAGAAGCAGAAAATATTTTAAAAAGAATGAAAGAAGTGGATAAGAAATCAAAAAAATAATTATATTTTTGTATTACTTTCTCGTCCATAGTTTCATGGTACTTTGTTTTTTGATTACACTAGCCTCTCTGATAAGGGGAGGTTGGTGTAACTTTTACTATTAATTATTATGAAAATATTAGAACACAATTTAACACACGACAACTACTATCAAAATACAGATTACGTATCTAATAGTATGTTGAACAACTTAACTGGTAAATCACCAGAATATTTTAGATTCATGATGGATAATCCTCAACCGACTACGCCAGCTATGAGGTTTGGATCAGCATTTCATATGAATGTATTGCAGCCACAAGAATTTAATAATAATTATACTGCATCTCCTAAGTTTGACAAGCGTACTAAACAAGGTAAAGCAGACTATGCAGAATTTGTTAAATCAAATATATTCAAAACTGTTATATCAGAACAAGATTATCATCTTATAGAACAAATGACAGATAAACTAATGAGAGATTCTGATGCTAAAACTCTAATAANTAAAGGCACTAAAGAACGTATCATTGTTTGGAATAATGAAGAATATGATATAGATTGCAAGGGAATGCTTGATATTCATAGAGAAGACTCTGGTATTATAGTAGATCTTAAAACAACACAAGATAGTAGCTATAATGGATTTGCAAGCTCTGTAAGGAAGTTTAGATACTATAAGCAGGCAGCATTCTATTTAGATGCTGTAGGCGCTCAGGAGTTCTATATTGTAGCAATAGAGAAGAATCCTCCATTTAGTATAAATATTATACAAATAGGAGATGAACTATTAGACAAAGGTAGAGAGCTCTATAATAGAGATCTAGAAGTCTATAAATACTGTACCGATAATGATTATTGGCCAGGAGAAGGTTTTGATTATCTTGATAAAGATTCAGAACGAACTATTCACATAATGAATGACGATATATTATGAAAAATTCAGTAATATTTGAAGGAGGTATTGATAAAGTTAGTACCTTAGCAGACGGGAGCCTACGTATTTACATAGGTACTCCCGAATTATCTTTTGACACTATGGTTAATGTATTTAGCCTAGTCAAAAAAACAGGTTACGTATTAATATCAACTAACACTATTAATCAAGATCAGATAGATGCAGTTGAGAAAGCAACAACTAATGCAGAATTTAGTGAAAAAACTCCTAGTCAAAGAATGAGGGGTGTGCTTTATAAAATCTGGGAAAAAACACAACCTAAAACCATGAATGGTAATGGGGAGATGGAATATGTAGATTTTGATTTATTCTACAAAAGACAAATGAATAAAATAATTGATCATTTTAAAACTAAACTAGACTAATGACAATAAAACATTTTGTACACAGAGCTAATCCACAAAAGAAAAGACCAGGAGTGCATTCTAAGAATGCCTCCCGTGGTCAAAATTCTTATAAAAAGAAATATCGTGGACAAGGAAAATAAACATTCTAAATATTATTTTGAGGTAGATAGAAATGGATATATTTCAGATACTACAGGAGATAAAAGAATACCTTCTTATTATATAGGAAAATATCATAAATATGAAGCTAGAAAAGTTATAGAGGATTTTGACTTATCTTATAATATTGGAACTGCAGTAACTTATTTATTAAGAGCAGAGAAGAAACACGACACACCAATAGAGTGTATTAAAAAAGCAATAGCTCATTTAGAATTTGAATTAGAACAATATGAAAGAGAAGATAATTAAAGAAACAATAGAAGAATGTTGTGAATTAGCAACAGTATTAATGCAGTACATAAACAAACCAGGAAAAGATCTTGAAAAAGATATTATTAATGAAATTGCAGATGTTATGGTTTGTTTAGAAGAACTGGCTATACATTATGATATTGAAGAAATACATAAAAAAATTTCAATTAAAAATAAAAAAATAAAATAATGGAATATATAAATACAGTACAACCACTCTTATCAATTTTTATTTCATTAAGCATAGGATTATTTTTTGGTGCTTTTTGGATGTTTTGTCTTATGGCTAAACATGAAAACAAACTAACAAAAGAATTAGATTCAAAAAGTAAACTATTAGATACTTATATAAATACCTACGAAAACGATGATTACGAAGCTTATTAGTAAGAAATTTAAGCATTTAATTCACCTCTTAGGCCTTCATAATAAAAACTGTAAAAGAAGATTTTTCCTAGAAAAAAATACTTATATTTGCCTTATAACTGGCAATAAATTTTCAAGAAAAATCCATGAGTTATTTAGAGTTTTTAAAACGAAGTAAAAATCATATAGATACACGTTGGATCGTTAAATATACTAAAAAGGGATTGATTGAAGAAGTTAAACAAATATATAAACCTTCTGAATATTATTCTTCCAATTTACATAAAGGTAAAAATGCCAGATCTCTGCATAATAAAAATGCTTTAATTAAAATACTAGAGAATGATAAGGTTATACGAAATAGTTAGTAAACCTAAATGATAAATACTATTATTGTTATATGGCCTTCAAAATTACCATCTAGGAGGTTTGTCTGGGCAAGAAACATTCTTTATTTTTGTTTTTAATTTCATAAAACAACCACATTTTTTACATTGTTTTGTAAAACTAGTTAAATGTTCACATTTAGCACATGTTTGCCATCTTTTATCTATTACTTTTTTATCTGCAAATACTTTCATATAGCTATGTTATAATTAAGTATTCCTTGTAAACCATTTTGTCTACTATAAATAAAAGCTTGAGCNTTTTTGATATTACCTATAAATCCTTTTGAATCATGCCAGTAATCAGTTGCAGACATAGAAGATAAATTTCTTACAGTTATTCCGTTAAGCTCTTCTATGGCCTGTAACTTAGTGGCTTTATTAGTATGATAATGACCTCTATGTACTTCTACATAATCAACATCACTCCACATATTTTTAAATCTTTGAGAAATTATACCAGGAAGATCGTTAGTTTTAGGGCCATCACCATGATCAGATATAATTAAATTGTTACCATAAGGTATTGCTTTCATTAAACAATCATTATTATCAATCTTTATATTTTCATTGTTTTCATAATATAATTGTAGACAATCTCCTAAATGCATAACTGATTCTCTATCATGATTTCCTGGGATTACCATTACATGAACATCTGCTATTTCAGATAATTTATCAATAGCTTTAATCATTAACTTACGTGCTGTTCTATACATGTCTATATGATAAGCACTATTAAATTGTGGGGTTCCTTTAGTTGTTGCTGGTATAGGCCAATCTCCATCAGAATTTAATAAATCGTGTCCTACGATAAAAAGTATCTTATCTATGTAATATCCTTGCGCTCTGTATAAAAGATGATCTATGGCCTTAAAAAGCCGTTTCTCGGCTATGTCTAAACTATATTCATCTCCTTTGATGCCAATTTTACCAATATGAAGATCAAATGCTGATATCTCTAAAAGATGTAAATCATTTCTATCATTAGGTCTTTCTCTTTTAATTTTTGAAACTTTTGGAGATAAATTACGTAAGTCTTTTATAAGTTCTTCTTTAATCTTTTTTAAATTCAGCTCTGGTTTAATTCTTTTTAACCAAGCTTTAGTTCTAAACATAGTAACAGTGATTGGTTTTCTATCGTTATCAAATCCTGTTACTTCATAAGTTCCAATATCGTATTTCTCTACTTCCCATTCATTTTGATCTACGCTACATGCTTCTAATAAATCATCTAAGGATTTGACTCTCGTACAATTTTCTGATGTAAGAATAGCATTATCTTTAGTTTCTTGGAAATGTAAAACTTCTTTTTCTCCAGGCTCTACATCTGGATTTTTTTCTCTTAATCGTCTTGCAACAGTTCTAATTTGTTCATAATTTGTACCAAATTTTTTTGCTGTGTCTGCATATTTGCTACGCAGTAGGTGTGGATTTTCTAATAGATATTCTCTGATTTGATCATTTAAAGACATTTTATTTTTTTAAGTTATTCTTTAATCCCAAAGCCATGTTGGCTTTTGAGTGTTAAATTAATTGCTTTAAGAGTGGTTTTTTTTTGTTTACCATTGATTTTTTTAACAATTTTATCAACTATGTTTTTATTTAAGAAAATTTCTCCTTTATTAGCACCTTTCACTATTATATTTTGAGCAAAATATTTACGACCTTTATAATCTTTAAAAGTCCAGTCAGATAACCAAATAGGTACTGTATACTTGGCTGATTTAGGCACTATTTTTTATTTTATTACTGTGAATGTAGGCCCTAGGTCGCTACATATTGCATAAAAATATACAGTCTTATTTATGTTTTGGAAAGCACTGATTAAACCGTTATCCGCTAAACTCATTGTACTGTTATGTGTAAAATCAAGTGTAAACAATCTAAAAGATAATCCTCCAGATGAGTCTGTTATTGTAGCAGCATCTGCATCATATGTAAGTGTTAAATTTTCTACAGGGTTAAAGCCCCAATGTAAACTAACTGTAGAATCGCTTCCTGTTGTACTATGATGACTTATAATAATATCTTTAATACTTTCTCCTTCATGAAGAGTAAGTATTTTTTCTGCAGTTTTAATTACAGGAATTACTTTACCAAATAAAGTATTAGATTCTATATTTCTTAATAAGCTTGCGTTTTTGAGTGTAGACGGTTTTGTTTCAACTTGAGCTCTTCTTTGTTTAGCGGCTTCGGATAATTTTTGTTCAGTTGTTTTATATGTAGATACTATTGGTGTTTCTATAATTTTTCTATCTACAATAAGTTTAGATCTAGTTTTTGGTGATTTACTATATTTATCTTTTAGTAATCCCACTATATATCTGTAAGAAGTATAAAATTATCTAAAGTTTTTAGATGCTCATAACACTGTATCACTAAGTTTTTATCATCTTCACCTACTGTAGGTGTGAACGATCCTGAAATAGTTGTTACCGCAGAATCGGGATTAGCAATTTTACTAGCTTCATCTTTATATATTCTAGCTGAGTAATCAGCATAAAGTGTTTTGTCCCAAGTTATAGTTTCGTCTTCAGCTTCCGTAGATGAATCTACAGCTCTGTGACGAACATCCATTACTCTTACGTATGCGTTTGAAATTGTTAAACCTCTAAATGTTTGTTCTCCTGTTAATGCCATAATTATTTTTGTGTTGGGGTAAATTCATTTGTTTCTAACGAAACAGTTCCTTTACCATATTTATTTTCTAGTTTTTTACTAAGATCCCCTTGTTTTTCATCAAGTTTTTTCAAAGTATTTATTAATTCTTCTTTTCTTGCGTTTAAATTTGTGAGACCTACTTCAGTTTCACCAATCATGAGGGTTACGTTAGAGAAATTATTTCTAATCTCTGTAAGTTCCTTTACCTCATCCTCTGTTAGTTTAATTGTGTTTGTTTTTTCTTTTGCCATAATTATTTAATTTTAATTTAAGGTGCAAATATACAAAATTAATTTCAAATTATTTACTCAGCTAATGAACTGAAATCTATTAATGTAGTACTTACAGTTCCTGCGGCTGTTGTTATTGTTACCATAATATCTCCATCATCTCCAGAACCAGTTCCATCTGACATCCATATTTTTGCTTGGCCTTCAGTTGCGGCTACAGGATCAGAACTTTGAGCGGTTATTGTTAAAGGAGTGTGAACTATAGTATCAACTGTACTTCCGTCTAAAGTAAGATAAGCTGTCTCACCGCCCGAGCCGTCGTCGCACTTAAAAATTATATCTTTATCAGCTGTTTTTTGTTCTATTATTAAATCGCCTGTTCCATCAGCTTGTATAAAACTGTAAGTTCCACTGTGAAATATTTTAAAATCATCACTGTCGCCTATTCTTATTATATCATTATCGTGAAGTTTTACATCTACATTAAATTTAACTTGACTTGCACTTCCATCTAAATAAAAATATGTCTCTACACCACCAGAACCGTCATCGCATTGAAACAAGATATCACTGTCATCCGCATAATTAATAAACTGCATGTTACCAGTATAGTTATACAGCCTAGTGTTTATACCATCGTGACCTATTAAAAAATCATTACTAGTACCAAAGTTAAAATAAACGCTATCTTGAATTTTAAAGTCTTTATAAGCGTATACAGCGCCAACACCACCATCTATAGTTAAATAAACCGCTGATCCGCCAGAACCATCATCGCTATAAAAAACTATATCACCATCATCTTGATAATTTCTTAAATATAAATTACCAACATAATTATCTAAATAACTGTGGCTACCATCATGGTATATTTGTAAATCATCAGTGTTTCCAAACTTAGCTTTAACATCATCAAAGAACACCATTCCTTGTGGGGCTGAAACCGTTATTCCAGCACTACTACCATCTAAAGTTAAATAAGGAGTTATACCACCTGAGCCATCATCGCAGTAAAACATCATATCACCATCATTAGTGTTTTGTTCTATATATAAATTACCCGTATAGTTCCTTAGGTAACCATGGGACCCCGAGTGAAACATTTGATAGTCTCCACCAGAGCCAAGTGATATTCTAGAGTTGTCTGGAAACGAAGTATACAAAGCCGTAGTCGCACCATCTGCGTATGTTGCAGCGGAACCGTCTAAAGTGAAGTAAGTAGCATCTCCACCGTTTCCATCGTCGCATTGGAAAATTATATCTTTATCGTCAGCGGTGTTTTTTATATATAAAATACCTGTTGAGTTTGTAATAAGACTACTTCCACTTTGATGCCACATTTGGAGATCGTGACTAGCCCCTAGTTTAATTCTCGCATCATCGGGTAAGTATACATGACTATTGAAATTTGCTTGACCAGCATTTGACATATCTAAAGTAAGAGCTGTTATAGCTGAACCGCCGTCATTTCCTTGAAACTTCATGTCTGAGTCAGATGTAGTAGATTTAAGAATAAAATGACCTGCAGCTGAATCTATAAATCCACTTTGAGTTCCTCCATCTTTAAATACAACCTGACCACCGTCTGCATCCAAAATAATATCTCCAACAGCATCTATTATTAAATTACCAGTAGCATTCGTAATATAGCTATCAGTACCATCGTGGTATAATTGTAAATCATTACTAGTTCCAACATTTATAATTCCATCATCTGCTATAAAAACATCATCACCTACAGTTACATCACCTGCAAATGTTGCATTGTTATCATTGTAAATAGTAAAGGCGTCTGATGAAGCAGTTTCATTTCTAACAGTAAAAGTTTCATTACTAGTACCAACGCTAAATGTTCTAGCTACGCCTTGATTATCTGTTAAGTTTATTTTTGGATAAGTCTTACCTCCAACCGTTAAATCACCTGCAAAAGTTGCTGCGCCAGCATCTGACATATCGAGGGTTAGAGCTGTTATATCAACCCCGCCGTCTGTACCTTTGAATATAATATCTTTGTCGTCAGCACCGTTATCTATATATAAATCACCGGTAGCGTTCGTAATATAACTATTAGTACTATCGTGGTATATTGATAGATCTGCACCTCCGCCAAAGTAAGCTCTTTTATTATCTGTAAACACCATGTGTTGGCGAACTTTCATGTTAACATCACTTCCATCTAAAGAAAAGTATTCTGTTACACCGCCCGAGCCGTCGTCTGATTGGAAGATTATATCAGCATCATCCGTAGTATTTCTTATTATTAAATTACCTGTAGCATTAGACAAATACGTATTAGTGCCATCATGCTCTATGTAAGAATCATGACTAGTACCAAAATACAACTTACTACTATCGGGAAACACTGTAGAGTTTACAGACCCATCTAAAAAGAAGTAAGTTTGAACTCCTCCTGATCCATCGTCTGATCGGAATATAACATCACCGTCGTCTTGTAAGTTTTGTATGTATAATGCCCCACTGTTGTTGCTTATGTAACCATCGGATGAGTGCAATATTTCTAAGTCACTACTATCACCTAATTTAATCTTTGCAGCGTCAAATAAGCACACATGACTATTAAACCAAGCTGCACCAGCATCTGACATGTCTAAAATAAGAGCTGTTATAGTGTTGCCCCCACCATCGTCACCATAAAATATTATATCTTTATCATCGGCATAATTTACTATTTTTAAATCACCAGTGTAGTTTTCTATAAAGCTATTACTTGATGTAGCATCATGGTATATTCTTAAATCATTACTATCTCCAAACCAAGCTTGTATATTATCATCTAAAGTTAAATTTTTGAATACTTTAACTTGTTCATCACCACCATCTATAGTTAAATAAGGTGTTACGCCGCCACTACCATCATCACACTGAAATAAAATGTCTTTATCATCAGCGTTGTTAGCAATTCTTATGTCACCAGTAGTATTTTGGAAGTGAGTATTACTACCGTCAAACGCAATATAAAAATCTCCATCAGTACCAAATTGAGCCCAAACATTGTCAATAAACCTAAATTTTTTACTAACATAATTGTATCCTAAACCACCATCTAATCTAAAGTATTCAGTGGTACCTCCCGAGCCGTCATCACATCTAAAAGAAATGTCTCCATCATCTAAGTTTTGTATAATTTGTAATGTACCTGTAAAATTTTCTATATTAGAATTTGTTCCGTTATGGTATATTCTTAAATCGCCATAACCAGCACCAAAACCTAAATGTGAATTATCTGGAAAAATTGTGTATGGATTACCACTACTTGCGCTACCATCTAAATAGAAATATGTTTCATATCCACCGCTACCATCATCACTTTGAAAAATAATATCCTTATCGTCAGCACTATTTCTTATATATAAATCACCAGTTTGATTAAGTATTTGAGAATTAGTACCATCATGATCTAATATACAATCAGAGCTAGTGCCTAAAGCAAGTTTTGCGTTATCTGCAAATATTAATCTATCACTACTTTCATCCCACAATAAATACCTTCCAGACGTTGCACCATAAAATTTAACGTCATGGCCTGTGTCGTCTACACCTACTTGTACTGTTCCAACTACGGAAAATATACTTGCAGGGCTATCTGTTCCAACACCCACGCTGCCCCCATTATAATATATATCTCCACTGCTTGCGCTCCAATAAGTATCTGTAGAAGATCCTACAGGAACTCCACTAAGTGTAAAAGCTGATGCTTCTACTGTACCTACTACTATTAAAGAGTCTGCACTCTCATCCCATANCATNTATTTACTTGCTGTTGCACCATAAAATTTAACGTCGTGGCCTGTGTCGTCGACGCCAACGGTAAGAGTACCATCTAATTGCGAATTACCATCTATATCTAAACTATCTGCTTCTAATTCACCAGTAACATTAACACCACCAGTTACGGTTGATAGTTTAGCAGAATTATCATAATATAAAGTGACAGCACCATCTTTAGCAGCTGTAATCATTGACTCGTTAGAACTTGCGTTTAATCTTAAAGTTCCTGTTGTTTTTATATATAAATCACCAGTAGTATTACTGAAAAATCCATTGCTTCCATCGTGGTGCATTTGAATATCATTACCTGTGCCAAGTGCAATCCTACTTTTATCTGGCCAATTTGTTATTAAAGCTGTAGTCGCACCATCTGCGTATGTTGCAGCAGAACCGTCTAAAGTGAAATATGTTGCTGTACCACCATTACCATCGTCACACTGGAAGGTGACATCTTTGTCGTCAACTAAATTTCCTATATAAAAATGTCCAACTGTTGTGTTATGTATAACAGATTCACCGCTAGTATGGTGTATTCTTAAATCACCATTAGTAGCGTTTCCAAAAGTTGCGTTTATACCATCTGGAAAATTAATTTCTTTATTTGCAACCGTATGGCCTGCACCACCATCTAATGTTAAATAAGCTGTAACTCCACCTGAACCATCGTCGCACTGGAAGATGATGTCTCTATCGTTGTTGTTTTGTCGTATATAGAAATCACCATCACTGTAAGTTGCTATGTAACTATGACTACCATCATGGAACAACCTTAAATCACCTCCATTTCCCAGTCTTATCTCTGCATTATCAGTAAACTCTAGTGAATCATCACTCTCATCCCATAGCATATAAGCACCAGATGTAGCCCCAAAGAATTTGACGTCATGTCCTGTATCATCAACGCCTACGGTTAAAGTAGATCTTATAGGATACGAACCCATATCAATACCCTCAGATCCATTAGTAGTAACAAATCTCATATATAAATTACTACCTTCTTTAAATTCTAATGCGGCGCCAAGATTATCTCCAAATAATATATCTCTACCACCTGAGGTTTCAAATGTTAGATTACCAGCAATTTCTAAAGTTGAACCCGGCGAATCCGTTCCGATACCGACTTTGCCATCTGATGTGATGCGCATTCTTTCAGTTCCTACAGTTTTTATTCCAACACCTCCTGCCCCTCCATTATTAATGTAAACCAAATTTCCTGAATATGCTTCCCACCTATAATATTGCAAATAATTTAAATCATGATCTTGCCACAAATACAATATGCCACTGTTTTTTAATCTAATGTTTCCGTCAATTTCCAGTTTCTCGTTTGGAGCCGTTGTTCCGATGCCCAACCCAGTATTTGTTAAACGCATTCTTTCTGAATTGTCTGTCCTAAACATTATCCAGTCATTATCTTCATCTCCTCTTATTGCGACTCTCCCAGTGTTACCATCACCAATATCTGCCCAAGTTAATTCTTGTTGATTTGTTAATTGAATACTACCACTAACAGATAGTTTTTCTTCCGGCGCACTCGTTCCAATACCGACTTCACCATCACCTAGTATACGAACAGATTCACTTGCATTATTAACAAAAACGGTATCGCGTGCTTGGTTATATATTCTATTGTTTGCGCTTGCCCATTGTAAGCTGTAAGCATCAGAAAGTCTTATGTGATCTCCACTAACCTCGAGTTTGGCCCCTGGCGAACTCGTTCCAATACCGATTCGTCCAGTGCTACCGTCTATCCGCATCACTTCTGTTTGAACGCCACCATCGTTAGCGCTAAAAATGATATCTTTATCAGAGGTTACATTTCTAATATATAAATCGTCGGAACTTACATATATTTCCGCATCATTACCACCACCGAGAATTATTTTATCGTCATCACCAAAAGATGTACTAGTACCAGCTACGGTAAGATTACCATCTATAGTAACATTTTGACGAAAAGCAACATCAAAATCAAATATATTTTTTCCAATCCATTTCATTAATCTAAATCTACATATTCAATTGTAACTTCTTCTCCTTTTTCAATTGCTTTTGCAATAGGAGAATAAACTCTTTTGTAGGCATTTCTAGATTTTCCTATAAAACCATCTTTAATAATAATATTGTTTTCCTGGCTGTCCCCTAAAAGTAAACATCCTGCACTATGGTCATCTGTATTACCACAATGTATAAGGATGTATTCAAAATTAGGAACATCTCTCACCCATAACATTCCTTTATGTATACCTGGGAATCTTTTAGCATACTTCTGGGTTATCCCCCCTACAGTTCTTAATGTTATGTTAAATTTACCAGCAGGGATTCTTGTTTCTCCACGAACCTTTAAAACTCTTCTTTCATCTTCTAAAGTATAACATAAGAATTTTAATCCAAGGTCGTTTTTTTCAAAAAGTAAGCCAGAAGTAGAATCCTCCTGGCTACTGAATCTTAAAACCTTAAGTTTCATGACTACTAGTTATCTATAGCGTCACAAATTAAATATTGAACTTTTTGATCTGCAGTTGCGGCAGTTACTTGAATGCTGCTACCACTAGCATCACTATTTAACTCCATAGGAGTAAAAAACCATTCTCCTGGTTTTATATCTGCCATTTCTAAAGCAGAGCCTTCAGATTCGCTAGCTTCTACTTCTACGGGATAATCTGTATCTACATTTTTAATAAATACATATACTCTATCATCATTTACATCTG